TCGATGAGAAGGATCCTGTATCAGAGTATAACTCAACACTCTGGAACTCCACACAAGACGATAACTCTCCTGAGCGGAAGCAAGCCCGTGATCAGAAGCGCCGTCTTCACTACGTTTCTAACATCTATGTGGTGAGTGATCCTAAGAACCCTGAGAATGAAGGTAAGGTATTCTTGTTCAAGTATGGCAAGAAAATCTTTGATAAGATCACAAAGATGATGAACCCAGACCTTGAGTCCGAGGGTAAGGTCAATCCTTTTGATCTTTGGCAAGGTGCTCATTTCAAGTTGAAGGTAACCCGTCAGAATGTTAATATGGGTGGTCGTAACGTATCATTCCCTAACTATGACGAGTCCGTGTTCCTCGCACCAGGTCCGCTATCAAAGGACGATGATGAGATGGAAGCAATCTGGAAGCGTGAACATTCTCTCAAGGAGATTGTTGACCGCAAGAACTTCAAGACCTATGCTGAACTCAAGGCCCGCCTTGATGATGTGAATGGTCATGCAGGTTCAGTAAACACCCAGAACGGCGGTGGTACCTATAATCCTCCTGCTGGCGGTCAAAAGGTATCAGCAACATACTCGGTTGATGATGAGGTTCCTTTTAAGGACTCAAAGCCAGTTGCTAAGGCACCAGTTGTGGAAGATGAAGAGGATGAAGACCTCGCAATGTTTCGCAAGTTGGCTGAGGACTGAGACTTTACAAGATAACTATTGAAAGGGGCCTACGGGCCCCTTTTTTTATCCGTAGTTTGTATTACCACCTGAGAAGTGGTTGTTTAATGTATCACCAGTTTCTTGCAATCTGGTTCTGGCCATTGCTCTAGCAAAGGCATCATTATGCCATTGTTTATTTTTATTTTGTTCATTTAGTGATGCATTAAACTTGGTCACATTAGCATCAGGCTTTTGTTGTATTGTTTTTGGTTGTTGCTTAACTGGTTCACCTGCATTTGATAGATTATTACCTATCTCCTGTCGGAGTGCCTCAAACTCACCTCTAAGTCCATTATCAGTTGGTCCCATATTACCACTCACTTTTTGCTGAGGTGTAACATCTATTCTTTCACCAGATTGGACTGTTCCTATAACTTGGTCTCTTCCACCATTATTGCTGATTAATGCGTGATCGTCTTTTCTATCCATAGGACGAATAGAGACGGTGCCATTAGCATCAAATGAACCACCATCAGATGCACCTCTAACTGGGTTATCAACGTTAAGAACTGGTTCTGTTCTAATACTACCATTAGTTGGCGGCGCCGGTGGTGCTACCGGTGTTGTTGCTGATGTGGTAGTTGGAGTCGTTGTCGTTGGTTTTGCAGGTGCTGCCTCGGCACCTTTACCACCACCTTGGAATATTTCTTTTGCTATTCTATCGGTTGTTGATGGTTTTGGTGGTTCAACCGTTGTCTTAGGAGTTGTAGGTGTTTTATCACCACGATTAACAGTTGAATCCATAGGAATAGCACCAGTTGTAGGTGTTTCCGCAACCTTATTCTTAGTCTCTGGTAATAGAGTATTACCAAACCAAGTATCAGCATGACGTTGTGGAGTACCAAACTTACCAGGTAAAATACTCTTTTTAAGGAACTTAGTTTTAACTGTAGCACTAGCAAAGTATTCTTGATTTGATGGAACTCTATGAAGGTGGTTCATTACACCTTCGTTGATTGCTCCCATTCTCTCAACACTAGGTCCAGCCTTATAGGCGGCATTAGGATGGAATCCTCTACCTGCTCTACCTGTAACGGATTCAAACTGACTCCTAGCCATGAGTGCCTTATCAACACCACCTTTTTTCTTTGCACGATTAAGAATAGAACCCATAATCATAGCATGTTCTTCTGGTGAATGTCCTCTTGCTGTGGACTCGGCATGTGTAGCACGTATTAGCATTTCATATTCACGGTCACTCATTTTCTTACCGTAGTATTCCTCAATCTTACCACGCATTTGTGCACCAACGGAAGTTGTTGATACATTATCACCACCTGGTGAATATGCCGCTTTCATAAAATGTGCGTCAGCATCTAATGAAGCAGTTTGTTTATTGGATGGTGCCTCTGATCGTTTATCTAATGGCTTGATAATACCGCCACCAAAATCTTTTGTTGCTTCTTTAAAATCGGAGTTATTAACATCTTTGGCGTGCATCTGCCAGTTTTCATCAATATGAACACCAGCCTTTTTAACTCTAGGATCGTCATTAAATCCCGATCTAATACGTTCCTCACCTGCCATATTAGCGAGTGGTTCCATTTCTCTGATCTTAGCAAGAAAGGCATCTTTATTTACATTAAATGATCCTGAGGTTGGTTTGTTAACCGTCGCCGTTGGTGTTGTTGGTGAAGATGCCGCAGGATGTGGCATAGGAGGTGGAGGTGCAGCAACCGCAGGTTGTGTCTGAACTTTTGTTGTAGATTTAACTTGGTCGCTATCATCTGCTTCTGGATGATTTTTAAAATATTGCTTACGTTCCTGAACCTTAACATCGGTACCATCAGAAACTTTCATAGATGCTGGTCGACCATTATCATGGATCTGGTAATAGTTGCTGGCATCCATTTCACCGCCGGAACCAAACATCATCTGGCCAGAAATAACTTTACCTGATCTATTATACTGGTGTGTTACATTCATACCAATAATCTTACCACTATTATCGTAAATGTAACTCTCAAAACGAGCAACGTGGGACTGTCCGTATGTATTAGTGTATTTGCCGTCCTGGAAGGTGGCAATCCAAGCACCTGGTTTTAGATTACCTGTGCCTGCGTGGGCGCCAGGAGACCATCCGCTTGTATGACCTACACCGCCTGCCTGTTGAGCATATGCCACACACTCTGTATTACCTTTGGCATTAGGAAAGGCCTTGCCAACCATGTCGGTTGTAACACCTGCACCGGCAGATGGTGTAGCACCTTCTCTACCACCACCTTCTACATTAAGTCCAGAGAGATGCCTCATTCTTAGATCGGTGGCACCTTGCTTATCTGCGGGTATTTCATACTTACTAACAACACCATACATTCTTTCACGGGAACCCAAACTCTCATTTGTTAGGTCGTTCCAAGCAGAAGGATAATATTTTTTCATTTCCCAGATAGCAGCTTTAGTTTGCTGTGCTACAGACATATCTTTTGGATACGCACCAAACTGGTTTTTGATTATTTCTGCACGGCGAGGATCCCATTGGACAATACCTTGCGACATATGCGAACGATCCCAATGGTGATCCGCAGGGTTACGCAAGGATTCACCAGACATATTAGCAACCAAAATCTTAGCGGCAGATGGTGATAGTCCTTCTGCTAATGCTGCCTGATATGCTTCTCTTTGATTTGTTGCGAGATTACCAGATGATGTAATACTTCCTCCACCACCTCCGCCTCGTCTAGTAGCACCTTGTCTACCAGTTCTTTCGGCAGCACCAGGACTTGTTGTGCCTAGTTTTTCATCCAGACTGTCAAAATATTCTTGTTGCTTTTCTTGTGATTTTTTGGAGATGGCCTTACGAAAACCCTCAACATTAGGCAAACCTTGTTCGTAGTATCTTGGGAATAAATCGGCAAACTGAGAAGGTGTGAGCAAAGATAGCATAGATTGTCCAACAGGACTTCTAGCCATCTCCATTCTTTTGGCAGGTTTTAGTTTCTTCAGTTTTTTGAAGGCGTCTTTATTAACCTTATTAACCATTACATTCTTTTCCGATTAGCGTGATTTATTTTATTCTTTAGTTCATTCTCACGATCTTTGGCCTTTTGTTCCTCTTCTTTGAGGAAGGCTTGTAATAGGTCAACATAGATATATCTTTCCCAAGGCAACATTTGTTCTAATGTATCCAAACTCCACTTATGATGTTGTACCAAACTAAACTGGGTCTTATAATGATTTGCCAGTTTATCGTGGCCCATCATCACATAAAAAAATCATAGAAGTCTGTATACCTCACATTATGGTGGAAACCGCATTTGGTACAAGTGGCCTCCATTTTAACTACAAATGTTGGAAAGTTATCTATAAACTCCATCATTTGTTTATAGTTTGCTTCAGTAAGTCCTTCCACAAACTCGGTTAGTTCCTCTTTGGAATAATCTTTATGCGAATACATTCCATTAGCATCATATATGTAGTCAATAGCATTTACGATGGTACTTGTTTTTTCGTCAATATCCTCATTAAACTCTGCTCTTTTCATTTCAGCATAGTTTGGATATTTCATTTTAACACCCTGTTTTTCATTTAGTTTAATATCTTCACTAATCTTTTCAGGTCTAACAATCTCACACTTGGCAATATCCATCATAGCAGGAAAAACATTACCACAAGTTTTACCATCCACCTCATTATTACAAGTTAGGTTTACCTCTACGGATTCACCAATAGATTTGGCCCTAAGAAAGATAAACAGAAAGTCAATGTCAAAGAATGGTAGTTTATCAACATTAACCTTACCTTTGACAATACAGTTATTAATAACCTGTTTAACCGTATTAACAATCTCGTTTACATCTTGAGACTCCATAACCATTAATAGGAGTTTTTCTTCTTTTACAGTAAACGGTCTAACTGTAATCTTTTCTTTGGTTGATGGTATCTCTACATTATATGTTGGCACATCAATCTTAGGTAACATAATCTAATCTCCATTATGGGTTGTAATCTGGTCTATCCCAATACTTATATGTTAATGTAACTTGTAATCTAAGAATATCTTGATCGGCCCATGTGACCTGTTGTGGTGCTATCAAAGTCGGCCAGGCTTTATACAAAGACCATCCATATATACCTTGGTATGATGGTTGTCTTGTTGAAGGATCTACCGGTCCGCCTACTTCAGATAGATGATATATCTGAATAGTTGCGTAATAATTTTCTGGATACTCAAATGTAAAACTGGTTGTTGGGTTAATAATATCCATCCAGTTATCGAAGAAAGCACGTTCGACACTATCTTGACGACAAATAAAAGACATATTTGAGGTTTCATAGAGAGTATTATTTGGAAATACCTGACCAGCACCCCAATATCTAATCTGTGTTACATCGAATCCACGGCCAGGAAACTCTACGGATTCGCACATGTAAATTAAATCTCTAGGAATAAGGTTTAAAATCTTGTCACCATTTGGCCGTATTACAGCCGCAAAACGGCATCCTTTTGCCACATCTCCTGCTTTTGTAAAAGCACTTCTAAGAGATTGAATATCTAAGTATTGTGGCACATTTGACTGTGAAAAGTTATTACCCATATTAGTAACCGTTCGCTATGTTTTTGCCGTCGATGACACGCATTTCTCTAAATGCTAAATGTAACTGAGTTGCAATAGGACTACCATCAGAGAAGGTACTCCACTCACCGTTGGGGTTATACATTACCTCAATTCCTTCCAAAACACATCGACCAATATATGGGATGTTTTTATTAACTGCTAAAGCACCATTTTCATCATAATAATAGAAATCAATAACAAACTCGTTTGGTGAATCAAAAAGATAACTTGAGTTTATACCTAGATATTGTGCTTGTGCATCTGTTCCAATATACCCCTGTCTTGGATCACTGTAAGCACTACCAGACAAAGTTGGTGCCGCATACATTCTAAGTGACTGGATAATATTCTGAATCATAGTCTGTTCTTGCCGACTGGCGGGTGACATGATATAAACAAACTCAAATGTTCTAAGATCGGTATCACGATAAAGAACTTCGACTTTTGGATTGAGTGTAGAACCAAATGCCATTTGACCTACAGCTTGAGCGGCGCCGAACCCAACACCTGTTATTCCTGAGGCCGCATCTACTGCCGCCTTGGTCACTTTGGTTTCTGAATATTCATGTCTTGATGTAAATGTTAGATTACTGCCGCTGATAGCACCTGGAATAAACAAAGAAACAGTTAATGCCACGGTAGCAGAACTGGGAGCAAAGGCACTAATATTCATCCAGCTACCTTGTGTCTGATCTTGTACCAATGGAAAATAATATCGTGCTGCTGGCATTTATTCCTCCGGAAATGCTACATACTATTTATGGCACACTACAAGCAAGGTTTATTTAAGCCTGTGAATCCTAAAAAATATATTGGAGACCCTACCAATATCGTATATAGGTCTGGATGGGAAAAACGGGTAATGGATTGGTTAGATACCAACATTAATGTTGTCCGTTGGGCATCGGAAGAGATAGTCATTCCGTATGTGTCACCCATCGATAACAAGGTTCACCGATACTTTACGGACTTTTATGTGGAGGCGGTTGGGAGAGACGGTGAGACACGCAAGATGATCTTAGAGGTGAAACCAAAGGCTCAGACCCAAGAGCCTAAAAGACCACAAAGAACGACTAAAAGGTATATTACGGAAGTAATGACATACGGCGTCAACCAGGCTAAATGGGCAGCCGCCGAAGCATATTGTAGGAATAAAGGATGGGAGTTTAGATTGATAACCGAAACGGAACTATTTAAAAAGTAGTATAAATACCAGTTATGGCAGAAGAATATACATCCAAGGAGCTTCAGAGTTGGTTGTTTGACAAGGCATTGCAGGCATCCAGTCCGGCAATGAAGAAAAGGGCCTTAGCACAGGAGCAAGAGGCTTCACGACTTGGAGATAAAACTAATACTAAAAAGACACCGACTAGTGCTTCAGCAAGAAAAATATTGTTAGCATCTAGTCAAAGGCATATTTCTTCACCTATGGTTGGTAAGTTATATTTCTTTAAGTATGATCCAAAAACAAAAGATAAGTTATGGCAATATGATAAGTTTCCAATGGCATTTGCTCTAGAACAATACAACGATGGTTTTCTAGGTTTAAACCTACACTACCTTACTCCGTATTTTAGACAGATTATATTAAGACAGTTAATGCGATATGAAAAAGGTGGTAAAGACCCACGATTAAATATTAACTATGATGTTATAAATGGTAATACCAGACTTAGAAATCTGGCCAAGGTGTGTATTAAAAGGTATTTGTTTAATCATTGTAAATCACATTTTATTGAGGTGTTTCCTAGTGAATATGACAAAGCAATACAACTCCCAGTAGAAGATTGGGTATTCAAGAGGTAAAAATGATAGATAAAAGCATTAATGCCGGCATTCCAGGAATATCCGCCAATACACCATTATTTGGATTCTTTCCAACAATGGAATATGATATCAATAATATTGTAACTTATCTTAACGGTCCTCATGAAACCGTAACCGACATTTTCTTTCGGTTTAGTATCCTAAGAAATATCATTAATAACACATCATCATATTATGTTTATAGTATTCAAGATGGTGATACACCGGATCTATTATCAGAAAATGTGTATAATGACCGAGGTGCAGGATGGATGATTTTATATGCCAACCGAATATTTGATCCACAGTTTGATTGGCCTTTGGACTATGATGCATTTCAAAAAATGATCGTAGGTAAATATGGATCGGTAGAAATTGCTCAAGAAACTATACATCATTCAGTTATGACTATTACTAGGACTAATCAGTTTT